CAAATCCATTGATCAACTCCTTCATAAAGGCATCGTCAACTTCTCCATCTGAGATGTTCCTAGGTATATTCGTAATGATGTTAGGTGCTTCCATAAATAAAAGGCTGGGGGCCGAAGCCCCCGAACCGAGAATCATTAATTAACTGTTAGAGAATCTTAATGGGTCGAATACACGAACTCCAATAATAACTTCTCCGTCTGTTATATTAGCAACTGTTCCACCGAACTTATAAATAAGATTTACGGCAGATGCACCTCCTTCAGCAGGAGCTGCTCCAGCTTTAACTGTTGTGTTACCAGCAGATTGTGCTAGGGCTGTGCCAGTGTTGTACTTAGTTGCTCCGTTGTTACCATCAACGTCAAATGATGCAATTAATGTATCATCGTCTGTTCCTGTACCAACTTCAAGTGTAATGTCTGTTGCACCAGCAATAGCTACTGACTCAACTGCAAAAGCAACATCAACTGCACCACCTGCAGGGATTTGGCCCCAGATAGTTTGTGCAGTACCTGAATTAATAATATCTTGTTTGCTAAGAACTAGTACGTGTGTGAAATCACCGTTAGCTTCGTTTACTGTTAATTTACTCATAATATTTATTCCTTTCTATTAACCTGTTATTTTACCGTGAGCTGCTGGGTGATATACACCTAGAGTCAATGAGCAATCAACGTAACCACGTTCACCACCACCCATGTTAGGTAGACGTGTAGATCCCATAGGAATCAAGTCGTGGATACCGTAGTACTCTGGGTTGACTAAGTAACCTTCATCAAGGTTAGTTGTGTCATTAGAGCACTTAGGATTGCTGTTAACGATTGTTACTGTACCGAAGTCTGACTGATAGATCTCAACAGATAATTTAATTGTTGAGTTACCCATGTCAGTGTTAACTGTACGGATGTAAGCATCATTACCTGCATCAGTTGTACCATTAGCAAAACGTGCAAAATCAGAGATTTGTGTACGTAAGTTAGTGTCAGCAACAAGAGTTAAGTTCTGTGTAGAACCGATTTGCTCGTATACTGAACGGATAAGTGAGTTCAACTGAGTTTCAGTAAGATCAGCACCTGCATTGCTAACTGAAGCTCCTGGTGTACGATAGTCTGAAGGTACGTCTGAATCTGATCCACCAATCCAACGGCCTAAGCCACGGAGTTTGTAAGGTGTACCAGCTCCATCTTCTGCACTACGATCGTTATCTGATAGTAATGTTTTCTCGATGTCACGTTTGATTTCACGAATAGCCTTAGCTTCTGCTTGAGCAACCTTAGCTGGTCCAACAGAATCAACTGCTTCTTGTAAATCAGAGACCATGTAATCTCTACGGAACTTTTGTACGTAATTACCAAGACGTGCACGAGATGCAAACTTGTCTGTAAATGCTGTGACATCAGCTCCTTCACTGATTCCTGTTGATACAGGATCAGCCAACTTGTCTACTGTCCACTCAACAAAAGTACTTGATGCTTTTGTTTTAGAGGCAGAAGATAGGACTGGAGTTTCTTCAGGTGCAAGGATTGTTAGGACATCCGTCAAATCCTCACGGTTAGAAACTGCAGACCCTGGACCCGTTAAAGGGGTTTTTGTGGGTGTAAAACTGTCTGAAAATGACATAATTTTTTCTTTCTAATTATTTGTTATTGTGATTTTTGTATGGTTCTGAGAGCAACGAAATCATTGATACTACCTGATGATTTGAAACGTTCTGATACTTCTTTCTGTGCTACGGACTTGTTAGATACTTTTCTTTCTGGTCTTGCTGCTGATCCTGTTCTAGCAGGAGGAGGCTTGATGCCAGTTTTTGCAACAATAGGATTAGTGTCCGTTATAGTTCTACGTCCGTACATACTGTTAGCTGCATGAGCTAATAAGTACGGCATTTGAGAACTTAACTCTGGAGCAGTCTTAGATAATTCTGCAACTCGTTTGTCACTAATCATAGCATGGTAACGTTTTGCAGTAGGATTATTTTTATCTTTCATCCAATCAAACTCTTGTATAGCTTTTCTTTGAAATGCTTTAGTATTATTTTCTATAGCAACACCTTTCTGCAACTCTTGTGCTTGTGCTGGTACAAATTTATTTACTACATCTCTAGATTGTCTAAGTGTTTTCTTGATTTCGGACTTTGTATATTCCTTGCCATCTAAGTCTGCAATTACATCGTGAGCTTTATAATCTTCGTGATCATCAAGTAAAGCTTCTGCCCACTCAATTACTTCACGAGCTGACTCATGATGCTGTTGTAGTTTAACTGGATCTTTTATATCCTTAAGAGGATTGTCTTTAACTACTGGTACTTTCTCTTTTTCTTTTTTCAAAGACTGAAGTTCTTGTTCCATACGTTGCATACGTTCCTCTGCTTGTTTTCTTCTTGCAGTTAATTCACCAAATCTAGCAACTGCTTTAGTTCCTAGCTTTTGACTAATATCTTTTAGTTCGGATTCAGACATATTGTCTAAATCAACATTTGAAAGAACATCTGTAGAATTACTTTCGGAAGTTTCCTTGTTGCTGCTCTCGGCCACACCTTGTACTTCTTCTGTAGGTTGTTCTACTTCTTGTGAACGTCTGTTAATAAAATCAGACGGTGATATGTTTTCCACTGAATTTTGTTCTGGCTCAGAGTTACCAGTAATGTTTTCGTTATTCATAATTTGTCCACTCCTTTACGGCTGGAGAGATGCCGATAAAAGTATTATAACACTGACTACAAGTGACCCTTTAGTCTTTCCATGTGACGTAATTGTAATCCATTCCAGTCTGTCATCTGTAGTATCTGATCATAGCATAAAATCATACCAGAGATCTGTTGTAGTTGTTCGGTATCAGCTTTGTGCAAAGAAGATATAGCTTCTTCCCTTAACGTATAGATAGTTTCTACAAATCGTGCAAACGATTCATGCTGGTGTAATGTTTTTATATCTTCTTCGTACGTCATTCTTGTTTCATGTTCTGTGTGTTAACTTGTCCCATTTGTGCAGGAGCTGTACCTATTCTACCTATTTGTGCATTCTGTTGTTGTTGCATCTGGAATTGGTACTGACCTATATACTTCTGTATACGTTGTGCAAATGCTTGGTCAGTCTGTGCCTTTTGTTGTATATCAGGTTGTTGTAAGTATGCTTGTACCATTTGCACTGCTACTTGTGCTCCTGTAGGACGTGCTGGCATTTCAATACCTGCATATATCTTAGCAAGATCATCTGTTACATCCTTCTGTATTTGTTCCTGTGCATCTTCTACTGGTTGTAATATAGAGTCAGCAAGTACTGGATCCACTGCATTAGCCATAGTATCTAGCAAAGCAGTCATATTAATACGGCCACCTTGATCCAACTGTGTTAAATTAACAATTTGCTGCAGTTTTGTTTCTTGCATTTCTTTATCTGTATTAAGTACATCGTAGTTAATCATTATGTCGTACTCTTCGTTAGGATTACCTTTTGAAAAATTAACTGGATCTGGTGCACCCGTAACTCTAAAGAATATACTGTCAGGTCCAAAACGTTGAAAACATTTAAAACATTGCTTTAGTACTTCAGCATTGTGCTGTAGGTACTTGTCCACTAAAAATTGTTTACGTACTACACTATTTGGATCTTCGTCTAACCCAACGAGTCTATCTGCTTGTTGTAACATAGTGCCTTCCATTTCGACAGAACCCTCGTTGTATCTTGGGAAGTCTGCAAAGTGATAATCATCCTTACGTCTGTAAGGTATACGTCTACCTGGACCCCAGTCACTAGGTGCCTGTCCAATAGGATGTAGCAACGGTGGCATAGTAGCTATGCTATTCCTGTCTATTCTTGAGTCTCTTTCTACTTTAACTTGATTTTGTAAGCCACGTAATAGATCAGGAATAGTCATAGTATCATAAAGACGTTTACTATCTTCAGATAACTTTGTTACAACTACGGGGTAATCCTCGTATCCCTTTAATAATTCAAACTTAGCATATCCTTGTATGTCATCTTTTCCATCAAATTCTTTGTGAAATATAGTTTCGTATATACCTTCGGATCCATCCTCTGGATCTACTAATCTTTGGTATCCGTGCACTAACTCAACTAACTCATTAGCTTCGTATGCATTGTCAGTAAGCCTAGAACTTCTACGTCCTTCTTGTTCAGTTTCTATAGAATCTATATTTATACCTTTGTATCTTTCACACACGTAATCTACAAAATCTTTATCCCAATCCTCTGTAACTATTTTATTTTGTAACTCCTGTGTAGTGTAATACGTTTTCCAAAAACAATACGGTGCACGTTGTGGATCCGTTACGTAAGATGGAAAAAAGAAATCTCCATCGGGTGCAAGTGTCTTAAC